AATTTCCAGAGTGGTGTTCAATTCGAGCGACTTATAAAGATAATCCGCGCATGTCTGCTTTGGATATTGCGGAAGCTAAAAAAAGTATGTCCGACGCTGAGTTCCGTCAAGAATATGAAGCGGATTTCAATACTTACGAAGGTCAGATATGGAACTTCAAACACGAAGAGTGTGTCACCAACAATGAGGCATTGGATATCACTGGTATGGATGTATTTGCTGGCCTTGATGTCGGTTACCGTGATCCTACTGCTTTCTGCGTAATTGCTTATGATTGGGACAACGAGCAGTATCATGTACTTGCCGAATATCTTGATGCTGAAAAGACAACGGAACAACATGCCCTCAAAATTCAAGAATTTATTGATATCTACGATATTGATTACATTTACATTGATTCTGCTGCTCAGCAAACTCGATTTGACTTTGCACAAAATTACGACATCAGTACTATCAACGCTAAAAAATCCGTACTTGATGGAATTGCACATGTAGCCGGTATAGTAGATAACGATAAACTACTTGTAGATCAACGTTGCGGCGAAGTTTTGTCTTGTTTAGATCAGTACCAGTGGGATCCAAATCCAAACTTGGCTAAAGAAAAACCGAAGCACAATCGCGCGTCTCACATGGCTGATGCACTAAGGTATGCATTGTATTCATTTGAAACAAGTCAGACTGGGTTTTAATGAGACCTACAAAAAATAGTGTTTGACAATTTATGTTAAGGGAGCTATAATTCCAAATATGAAAAAGCTCAAAAGAGATCCGATAAAATATATTCGGGACAGAGCCAAATCAAAGTATGAAAAAGGATCGTCGTGTGAAATTTGTGGAGATACGGTCCAATTAGATTTTCACCATTTTTATACTCTTGCCCCTTTGCTGAGGGAATGGTTAAAGGAAAAACAAAAAGAACGCCCAGAACATTATACTGACGAATACATAGTTATCTGGCGGGACGAATTTATAGAAGATAAGTGGGCGGAGCTTTATAACGACACTGTTACTTTGTGCCACAAACATCATTTAGAGTTGCACAGACTTTACGGTAGAAATCCACCCTTAGTCACAGCAAAGAAGCAAATGCGCTGGGTAGAGATTCAAAGAGAAAAACATGGCATGGTATAATTTTTGGCAGAGCGAAAAAGCTGATATAGAGGAGAAACTAAATCCTGCTCAGCCCTACTATGACCATAAAACAGAGCCCTCTCGAGAAAAAGTAGTAAATTACGAGAGAGCCTACGAAGACCTCGAAATTGTTAATCGAGGCGTAAATTTAATTGTTGACGATGCATCAGAAATTCCTATTGCCGTCAGCGGACAAGTTCAAGGCATGTCTAGTGTCGTAAAAGGCATTAAGCGTTCACGAGTAGACCTTTTATTGAATAAAGAGCCGAACCCTTTTCAGGACATTAGCACTTTTCGCCGGAACTTAATTACAGATTATTTGTTGGATGGTAACATCTTTATTTATTTTGATGGTGTACATATGTACCATCTTCCAGCAAACAAAGTAACTATTCATGCAAGTGATACTACTTATATTGAAAAGTTTACATTTAATGAGCAAGTAAGCTATAAGCCAAGTGAAATTATTCACGTAAAGGACAACTCTTTCTATTCTATATATCGAGGCGTTTCACGCCTAAAGCCCGCACTCAGAACAATGATATTAATGAGAAGTATGCGGGACTTCCAAGATAACTTCTTCAAAAATGGGGCCGTTCCAGGTCTTGTACTCAAGTCACCGAACACCCTATCAGAGAAGATCAAAGAAAGAATGATCCAGTCTTGGTCAGCTCGTTATCGACCAGACGCAGGCGGTAGACGCCCTCTTATTTTAGATGGCGGTATTGAGATAGACTCTTTTGCAAATGTTAATTTCAAAGAGTTGGATTTCCAGAGTGCAATTGCAGAAAACGAAAAGATTATATTAAAAGCACTTGGTGTACCTCCAATTCTTTTAGACTCAGGGAATAATGCAAACATTCGACCAAATATGAGAATGTATTACCTTGAGACAATTCTTCCCATTGTACGAAAAATTAATTTTGCAATGGAAAGACACTTTGGGTTTAAGTGCCAGGAAGACATTACGAATATTCCAGCACTACAACCAGAATTACGAGACCAGTCGCAGTACTACTCTGCACTGGTTAATACTGGGATTATTTCCCCCAACGAAGCCCGCGATGCTCTTGGATTTGACCCAGTAGAAGGATATGATGATCTGCGGGTACCTGCAAATATTGCAGGAAGCGCGGCAAACCCAGACGAAGGTGGTAGACCACCAGAAGGAGATGAAAGTGAGGATTAGAGGACGTAAACAAGCATTAGATTCTCTTGTGATGTACATGATGGAAAAAGGCAAGATTCTTACTCGGCACGAGTATAGTAGACAATCTGATGTTCCTCTTCGACTAGGACAAGTAGATAACTACTTCGGTAATTGGTCACGACTTGTTGCTATTATGGAAAATGAATATCCGGATGCGTGGGTAGAAATTCACGCTCCAGAACCCGAGCCAGCTCCCGAGCCAGCTCCCGAACCTGCTCCTGCTGCTGATCCACTGGCGGCACTGAGCAAGGCTGCAAAAGCAGAGAAGAGTGAAGACTAATGGAAAAGATTTTTAATCTTACCTCGACCTTCAAGGCTTTGGATGAAGACGACTCTGGCGTTAATATCACTGGTTACGCAAGTACTAAGGATTTTGATCGCGCCGGAGATACGATTATGCCAGAGGCGTGGACAAAGGGTGGACTGAACAACTTTGAAAAGAATCCCATTATTCTTTTCAATCACAATTATGACAAGCCTATCGGACGTGCAACAGGACTTAAAGTCACTGAAAACGGTCTCGAAATGAAGGCTAAAATTTCTAAATCGGCACCTGAAAATGTGGCGACGTTAGTTAAAGAAGGTATCCTTGGAGCTTTTTCTGTTGGTTTCCGAATCAAGGATGCTGATTACCTAGAGGAAACTGACGGATTAAAGATTAAGGACGCTGAATTGTTTGAAGTATCGGTAGTATCGGTACCTTGCAATCAAGCAGCTACTTTCTCTCTGGCGAAATCTTTTGACTCGATGGACGAGTACGAAGATTTCAAAAATACTTTCAAAAATAGTGTAGATCTAGCCGGTCAGTCTCTGGCTAAGGATGAAGATTCATTTGAAGCTAGTGATACACCGGATGGAACTGAAAAGTCAGTTCAAAAGGAGATGAAAATGTCGGAAGTACAAACTCCCGAAATCGACCTGGACGCTTTTGCTAAGAAGGTGGCAGAAGAGACTGCTGCTAAGATTGCAATTCGTCAGGCCGAAGAAAAAGCAGCTGCCGAAGCCGACGCTAAGGCCGCAGAAGAAGCTGAAGTTGCTAAAGCAGCTCAGGAAGAAGAAGTTAAGCAAACTATCCGTACTGGTATTGAAACTGGTGCTGAGCGTTTGTTGGCTGACGTACAGAAAGAGTTGAATGATCGCAATGCGAACATGGAAGAGACTCTTGCTAAGTACAAGAAAGAACTCGAAGAGAAGTCTGATGAAATCTCTAAGATGCGTGACTCTAAGCGTGTATTCGCTGATCGTGCAGAGAAGCAAGACATTTCTAAGTGGGGCTCAGACTTTATGGCTGCTCACATGCTCGGCGTAATGACTCGTAAGGGTTGGGACACTGATTTTGCACGTGACATTCAAGAGAAGGCCGGTATCAACTATGCAGCTAACGCCGCTGATATCGATCAAGAAGTTTCTTCACAGATCGAGAAGGAAATCATGCATGAGCTGAAAGTAGCTCGCTTGTTCCGTGAAATCCCAGTAAATGGTGGCGCGACTGTATTGCCAATCCAGACAGACGCTGGTAAGGCTGCATTTGCAACCTCAGCAACTTCTGGTAACTTGGAGAACCGTGTAGAAATTACTAACAATCAGTACAATGCAAAGCAAGTAACATTGAATGCATATCGTCTGGTTTCAAGCACATTTATGGACAACGATGTAGATGAGCAGGTACTTATTAACTTGATGCCTATGCTTGTTGAGTCAGTTGCTCGTGCACACGGTCGTGCGGTAGAAGATGCAATCATCAATGGCTCAGGCTCAATTACTGGTCTTGATGGATACGCAGTTGCTCATGGCACTACTCTTGACATCTCTGATGCTACTAAGTTGACTGCAGCACGCCTGTTGGCAGCTCGTGAGCAGATGGGCAAGTACGGCTTGATGCCTTCTGATGTTGCATACATCGTAAGCCAGAACAGCTACTTTGACTTGTTGAATGATGCTAACTTCCAGACTCTGGATGAAGTAGGTTCAGATCTTGCAGCACGTGTTGTTGGTACTATCGGTGCGGTATACGGTTCACCCGTAATCGTATCTGAGGAGTTCCCAGCAGAAGCGGCTGGCGCACCTGCTGCATTCGCAGTTAACACTCGCAACTACGTTGTACCACGTCTCCGTGGTGTATCAGTAGAGCAAGACTATGAAGTAATGAACCAGCGTCGCGTGTTGGTTGCTTCACAGTCACTCGGTTTTGAAGAAATCATCGCTGGTGCAACCGGTGCTGAGCCTTCAGTTAAGATCGACTTTATAGCTTAATAGCTTAAGTTAGAAACTGGGGAGGTCCGCCTCCCCAAGTTTTTATTAATTGATTCATTATGGCAGATTTAGTTACTCTTGCAGAATATAAAGAAGCAGAAGGAATTGTAAGTCCTAAAGAAGACTTGCGTCTTGCTACTTTAGTTCCAGCAGTGAGTCAATTAGTAAAAACTTATTGTGGAAACAGCCTTATAGATCACTATTCTACTAATAAAGTAGAAGAGTTTAATATTGACTGGCATACTCATATTGTACAGCTTACAGAGAGTCCGGTGAATACTGTTGTTTCCGTAGAGAAAAGAGACTCCGTTTCGGAAAGTTATACTACCGTGGCAACTACAGACTATTATCTTGATAAATCGACGGATAGTATACTGTACGTAACGGGGTCTACCTATAAGAACTGGCCGCGAGGAGCGGCATCAGTTAAAGTTACGTATACGGCAGGCTATTCAGCTTGCCCAGCAGATTTAAAACTTGCAGTTTTTGATTTGATTACGTACTACTTGAAAGATGAGTATAAAGAGCGTAGAACTTTGGGCGGAGCAAGTATTCAAAACCAAGGATCTAGTAGTTTACGAGATAGTGTTGCTTTTCCGGATCACATCAAGAGAGTCTTAGACTTGTATAAGAACTTTTAATGAGTCTTCAAGATCAAATAAGATTTTTAGAAAAGTTTGAGCAAAATTTAAACAGAAGCTCTAGGACTTATCGTAGGTATAATGCAAATAAGCAGGATCATAGTTTCACAGTCTCTAAAAAAGCGTTGCACGCAGGAATAACGGACGCTTTAGACATAGGCCTTGAGGGAAATAAGAAAAAGCATGAACTAATACCAAAAGTTCTTGCAGCTTTAGAAGTACACACCCTTAATGTAATTTCTCAGATTACAACTAATATTAGAGCAAGGCACGCAAATACTCAGTCTAAAGTTAATATAAAAATTTGGAAAGATACACCCGAATATTTTAGATGTACATTTTTTGCAAGTCAAAACGGTCTCAGTAACGTATATAAACAAGTATATAGAAGCTATGACAGGATATTAAATGCGTACGCCAGAATAGTCTCAGAAGTTACAGAGCATATAGTAGGACAGTCTTTTGGAGATAAAGCAAAAGATTATTTTAATTTAGAGCACTTGCACGAATCAGGAGTTGCAGAATCTCTTGCAAAAGACGCTTTAATGGACGCTCTAGCAGAGAATACTGATTCAAACGATAGAGAAGTTTTAGATTGGTTAAAACACAGTGGTTTAGATGTTAGAATTATCAGAACCACTGCGACAAATAAGATGGTAGTGTTTATTGGCTCTAAAGCAAGAAATGCACAAGAAGCAAAAGAAACAAGAACTAGAAAAGAAGACTTACTAAAGTTTTTACCTGAAATTAGAGAAGAGATAACAAAAAGCGGAAAGAAAATTCCCTACTTATCTGGTTCCGATAGTTTTGTTGATATAAATAGAAAAAAGCTATTAAAAAAAGTATCTGATGAGTTTGGCAAAGGAAAAGGCGGAACTCGAAAATCAAATGCAAAAATTATTTTAAAGGAGAGTGTAACTATTAAACACTCTAATACTACTGCTAAAAGCAAAAAGCCGCCTCCTGTATCTAAATCAATACAAGGAATGGCTCTTACTAGACTAGCGGGTAAAAAAGCAACTCCTAAAAGAAGGGTAAAAAAGGGAGTAGCTTCTTCCCCTTTGCGTCTTATAGGAATAATAAATGAAAAACTGCCTCAAACGGTAGCAAAAAACATGGGAAGCCCTAAATTAAATATGCGAACAGGGCGATTTGCTTCTAGTGTCAGACTTGTAGATGTAGCTACCACAGCAAAAGGATTTCCTAGCTTTGGTTACACCTACCAAAGAGACCCTTATGAAGTATTTGAAAGTGGAAGTGGTTCAAGATTTTCTAGCATAGAAAGAGACCCTAGAACTTTAATTGATTCTTCCATACGAGAAATAGCGGCAAATTTAGCCTTAGGAAGGTTCTTTACTAGGAGAGTATAGTGGCAGCAAGAACATATACATCTAGACGCTCAAACATAGTAGAGGCTTTGGCGGAAAAGTTAAAAAATATTGACGGCTCTGGGGCATTCTTAATGGATGTAGGAACCAACGTAGAGCCTAGATTAAAATTTTGGGATGAAGTAGAAGATTTTCCTGCAATACATTTAAATGCGGGGTCCGAAACTAGAGAGTACCAAGGAGGCGGTTATAAAGACAGATTTCTTAGTGTAACAATACGTTGTTATGTAAACGAGGATGATGCACAATACGCTCTTAATGCTTTGATGGAGGATGTCGAAACTGTTATCGAGGAAAACTCAAACTTACAATACTTCGACAAGCAAAACAATGCGTTTAATTGTCAACAAATCACAGTCATTAGTATAGATACTGATGAAGGTGTACTCGAACCTTTAGGAGTAGGAGAACTACTCGTAGAAGTTCGTTACTAGAAACGACTGGCAA